AACAAAATCAATTTGTGCTTGAGTAATACCATTGTTTAAAATTAAAGCCCTTATTGTGTTTATAGCTGAAAAGTAAAATAAAGAAACAGTATTGTTAGCGTCTTCAAATAAAGATATTGCTCTGTCTGTACCAGAATTTACTAAAGCACTAATCTCCGCATACAACACACCCTCTGTACTATTTATTAAACTAGAGTTACCACTATTGTTTGCAATATCTTGTAGCCTAGTGTTTGTTGCTCCGTTAGTTGGAATGTATGAGGTTGGGTATGATTGTTCTTCTAGTTGTGCTCCCCAAATGTATAATCCACTTGTGCCGTCTCCTTGATAAGCTAAATTCCTTGAAGAAGAAGATGTTAGTTTTGGTTGAATACTTATATTAAAATTACTTGTCGATATTGTTGTTAATGACACAGAACATTTATACCAATCGTTTTGTAACATATCTATTTTAGCATCAAGATAATTTCCATTTCCTATAGACCCATTAGCTAAATCAAAATTAGCATAAACATTCCCTTCTAAAAATGATGTACCTCCAACACTTATTTGAATAATATCTCTCTCTCCTTTTTTTGCAAATAAAGATAAAGTATAAACATTATTAGATTGAACAGAAGTAATTACACTATATAATTGGTGGTTGCTATTACTATTATCTTCTATTAATTTATCAGAAGATAAAGTGTTGTCTGGAGAAATTGTTTGATTACTAGAAACACTTAAACCACTTGATTGCCAACTACTATCCGTAAATAATTCAGATTGAGTTATCAAATTCGTACTCTGTGGCTCTAATAACCAACTTCCACAACCACTATCTGGTACTACTTCTTGACCTAGATATTCTTTTACAGATACGTTGTCTATTTCTTGTAAATCAGAACTACCACCATACAAACCAAAAGCACCTCCACTATGCATAGAAGGTGTAATAATGTATTCATAGTTTAAATTTGTTCCAGTTGGTAAGGTTTGAGATAAGGCTGTACTTCCTATAACTATTTGCATATTATCTTCAGATTGTAATATATCTAAAGTTAATTTATAAGATTTACCATTTACTAAAGAAAATGTTGAGTTTAAATTTCTATTAGGTGTTGATGCATTTGAATCACATATTGCCCTATCGTTTTCTATTCTCCAACCAAAAGTACCTCCACTATTATTAAATATCCAATTAGCACTACCATTACTAAAATCTCCATTTACAATTTCCTCACTTCCTAAAGCATCTTGATAACTGAAACCCTCGTAGTTTATTCTTGGTAGGTTAGTGTCGTCTGTAATTTCTTTAACTGAGATGTTTGAAACTGATAAAGTTGTTCCACTACCAGCCCAAGTTGCAATTTGAAAAGAAGATGTATTTGCTGAAGTTAAAGTAAATGTAAAACTCCCATTATTTGAAACCGTCGCGCTTGAGGTGTTACCAATTTTAACAATAACACTTCCTTTTACATAGTTTGAAATATCAAAAGATATTTTATATTTTTTACTTGCTACAATAGCAGCACTGTTAGCAAGTTGTGAGTTAAATGCAGCATCTGTTGTGTCAGCTCTACTATTAGCTTGGTCTACACTCCAACCAGTACCTAGCGTCCAATCTTGCCCAACTTCTTTAACTGAGATGTTTGTTATAGCAGCATTTAATCCAGTATAATTGGCAGTTGTCTGAAACCAAAAGTATCCATCTTGGGGCATTGTAAAATATGCAGTAAATTTACCATCTATTATATCAGTTGTATATATTCTTTGTATTGCCCCTCCACTATATCTATATGCTAATGCACCACTAATAGAAAGTGTTTCAATATCTGCTGTAAGTTTATATGTCTTTCCCGACAACAAGTAATTAACACCTATTTGATTTGTAAGTTGGCTATATTGGCTTGCATTTGTTATGTATGCTTCTTGATTATTAACTTCAAAATCTCCAACTAAACTCCAATCTTGTCCGACTTCTTTTACTGAAACGTTGTCTATTGAGCCAACAAAATTAGAACCCGCTCCAGCATTATTAAAATATAGGTTTGTAGCATTTGTTGTAGTTGTTGTAAAAGTATGCGTTCCAACTCCTGTAAATAATTGAGACACACCTCCGTAGCAATTAACAACAACCCCACCACTTGAATTATCAGTAATATCAAAACTAACCTTTACGATTGTTCCTATGTTTGCTTCTAAAAATTGTATAGATTGAAACATTCTACCAGTACCAGTGCTTGTTGCAACACCATTAGCAATAGACCAATTTGCATCTTTATTCCAATCACTATCTGTCGCAAAATCACCATTTGTAACTAACTCACTTCCTTCTTGTGAAAAGTTTCCGTTTAATACTTCTTCTGTACCTATCTGTGAAAAGTTACCATTTGAAACTAACTCTGAACTGATTATCTGTACATTCTCAACTAAACCTTGTGCATTAACTCGGGTGGCAGCAGAATTTCTTTGAAAGTCAAAATCTCCATTTCCACTCTCTGGCTTTATACTTAACATACTTCCATTGTCGTATGCAGTTGGTGTAAGTAATATTGATGCTTTATCTAATAAATTATCTGCCATCTTATTCTATGTTTTCTAATTTAGTTAATGTTGCCGTTGTGCAAGTAACGTTTTCGTAATAGGTTGCTCTGCTTTCTAAAGTAACTAATAAAGCAGGAATAGCACTAGGAAAAGCAAAACGATAATAAATACTTCCCCATCCAATTTCCATAGGACTTCCCCACCAACTTGTACTATAAATTTCGTTTGCCATTTTTTAGTTTTTTATTTTTTTTTAAAAAGACTTTTAACTTTTCAATATTTTTTTTCTTAGGTTTATACGTCATAAAACCCACCCGTTAAATGTTGAGTCATAACTAGGATAAATATCATCATTCGTGTTACTTGTGTATTCAGGATATATTGCCTGATTAAAACTCATAAAATCAATAAATCTTCTAGAATACCATTCAGCATTTGTTCTTGCTTTTTCTACTAAAAAATCTATTTCGTTTTTATCTACTGAAACTGAATTTTCTGATGTATGTTTAAATACCCCACCTTGTTTTACCTGATATGCAGCAAATGGATAGTAATTAGCCTGTGAATACCAAATTAACATTGGTACAATATAGTCATTTAAAATTGTTTTCCATCTTGCATTAGCAGGATCATCTATATTTGGAATTGCAGTAGCTAAACCATTATACAAATCTGTTCCCATTATTTGCTGAACGTCTATTTCCTGTGCTATCTTGACAAATTGTATGAACTTGTCAGTCGAAATATTCCCATCCATTATGGAATTTCTAACAAGGTCTGTTCTATTTATGAATAATTGTGTAGCCATCTATCTTCTTTTATTTGTTGGTAAAAATCCCTCGTTAGGCATATCAATAGGTCGCTTTGCAACTAACTCACTATTCTTTTCAGGTTTAAATCCTGCCTTTCTAGCTTGGTTTACACTAATTGTAGGTGCAAGTGGGCTATTAATATCAATACTTCCTTTTCCTTTCTTCATATACGTTTTACGCATCCAAAAATGATGGCAATTACCTCCACCCTTGTATAACCAAATGGAATATGTATCTGCACCTCGTGGCCCCCATCCTGCATTTACTGCTTGTTTGCTCATCATTTCAATATCTTCTTTTCGATATATCTTTTTAGCTACTACCATTTTCTGACAAAAATCTCTAGTAACATTTTTTCCGTCTTTGTTAAAGGTATCTTTCAAAGGTGCATATTGATAACGTACTTTAAATTGTGTACCATCTACGTTTTCATCTTGACTACTTTTTGCATTTGGCCTAGCAGTTCCTGTTGATACAAATTCCCATAGTTTAGAAAGTAGGCTTTTTCCTTTTGTGTTTAGTTGATCTATTTGATAATCCAAAGCATCTTCTGCTTCATAATCAACTTTTCTTTCATCAATTAATTCCCATTCAGTTAAATCTTCATCTTCTCCAAAAGATTCTAAAGTAACTTCTTCTAACTTTACACAATTTGGTACTTGCTTTCCATCTTTGTCTTTCATACCCCTTTGCTCATAACCATCCCAACAAGGTGCTTTAAGTTCTTCGTGGCTTACGCAAGGCATAAAATATGTAACACCCTCAACTTCGTGTTCGTGATATCCACCACAACCCATTTCATCTGCCACCTTTTCTGCTTCTTCTTTAGTTTCATAAGCCTGTTTTCCATCTATCTTTTTAAAGCTAAACTTCTGCATTTCAACTCCTGTTTCTTCTTCAATAGTTTCCTTATCTTGAATAGATTGGTCTACTTCTGTAAATTCTAAAGGTTGTAAGGTTGTAAAGTATAGATTTAAGCTAATATCATTGTAAGATAGTATCTTATCAAAGGAATCTATTAAAAGTTCCTGAAATGGTCTTATAACCGTGTTATCCATTAATAAACTAGCTGTCTTTATTTCATCTGCATTGTTTCCTAGACCTGATTGGACTTTTATACCTAATAACATAGGTGAAACAATTCTGCGAGCAACCATTATTTTTTT